ATAACTAATAACTATATAACCAAGATTATCTGGTAAATATAGTTCTTCGGAATTAGGTTGGGCGAGTCTTCCTTTCATGAAGGACCCAACAAACCTATACCGGGAGTAGTTAGGGATTTCGATTTCAATTTCAGTAACATTAGAACTTTGGTAGTCTCCAGTTGTAAACTCTCTAGAAAGAGAGGTAGAAGACATACCAGATTTATAGACTGTTGTAAATTCTTGAGAATTAAGCGGAAAATTAATATCCATTGGACAGTAAGCAGTTTTCTCATTCAAACCATCAATAACCAAGTTAGAAGCTATAGCATTGAGGGAAGGAGTGAAATTAGCTGCTCTAATTCCTATTGAGCTATTATAAATAGAGCCTGGCGGAACAAAATAAGCTTTAACATCAGCATTACCAATAATGCGGATCTTAAACTTACCTCCACCTGCATAACCCAGAAACATTTTCTGGATTTCTCCAAGGGAGTTTGAGTCAGGATCAGTAGTTATACCGTACGATAGACCAAGTAATTCTGAAACAGATAGCTGCAAGTAATTGTTTGCTTGCAATTGAGTAGTATCTATTTCAAAAGTCTGTTTAGGGGTTAATCTTCGCATATAATCACGCACACTATAAACTGGTTTAAAGTAGTTAGTGTGTACGGGATCAGACGTGGTTTTCACGTCTTTAGGTTGAAGATCAACTTGTCCGGGAACACTCATAGGAACTTCTGCTGATTCTCTAAAGAATTGTCTATAATTTTCTTGTCTCGTTACTTCTGATTGAACATCTATTCCTGTAGATGCTCTATTCACGGGATCTGTTGTTGGGACGGCGTTAGAAAGGGTCGGAAGGGGTTGTTCGTCAAATCGAGTTCTAAAGTTATTGGTTGAATAACCATAAAATTCGAAGTCATCTCCTGCTGAGAGATACACATTGAAATTAACTTCTTGCGATACAGAACCATTAACAATTAATGGTTGAGTGGAATAAATATAGTACATACCATGCTGGAGAGCATTAACTTCCCAGGAAGTGGTACATTCCAATTGATTCCAACTTGAGCAATAAGGCAGGTCGACTGTCTGTATTTGCCCACCTGCGCTAAATTCAATGGTATCTACAAGCAAGTTTTGAATCGAATCATAAGAAGGATTCTGGGTCAAAGCTTGAACAGGAGGAGAGTAATCTCTCGCGATAGTTAGCTTGGCATAATGGAAATTAGTCATATTCGCTTGAATATGTAATTTCAAACTGCCTCGCCAATATCGCGAAAGATAGGCTAAACGTTGCAACGGCATAGAAAAAATTTGAACTCTTTGAAGGCCATCGGGAACCAATATGTTTTCTTGAACTGGCGTAATAGGTCTAGAAAACAAAAGGTCTCCGGTGGCATTAGAGTTACGCAAACGAAAGGTGTCGATATAGTAAGGTTTGGAAAGAATATACTTCATGTCCATCTCATCTATACAAGTCTCGAAAATAGGCTCTGCTGTTATGCGAGAGAAATTAGAGTAAGGGTCTAATTTCTCAAAAGCAGTGCCTGAATCGACTATGTTCTGAAAATTTCGCGTGCCAACTATTTTACGATCGTCTAATTTAGAAGAATTATTATTGTGCAAACCAGTGTAAGATCTGATGGTCCCTCGAGTTAAATCGAGAAGATCACCAGTAAACTTGGTAGCATAAGTTTTAATTCCTCCAAACAGACTATCGATATAGCTAGAGGCAAACGAACTCCATGAGGAAAATCCAGATTCAATATAAACTGGATCTACATGGGGAACATAAAAATCGGCTTGTTCGAAGATAAGATGCACGGTTATAGTAACTTCTGTCGAACCAGAGGTTGGAGCAACTAAAGGATTAAGAACTATAAAATTTATAGAAGCATAATTACCCTCAGTTACATCTGGTAAGGGAACGTTATTATCGACATTACAATCAGATAGTGTTTGATTGCTATAAAAAGGAATGGGAACACAAACTGCTGTTGAGTTGTTTGCATTCAGAAAAGCGTGAGGAGCGGCCATAGCGTGATTAAACAAGGATCTGGAATTAGCATTTATACCGAAGGGAGAAGCAGAAACTGCGACTGTACCCTGGTGCATTGCTGTTCCAGAAACTTGAATCATCAAACAGGCCTTCATTCTATACAGAGCGGAAGCTCTGAAAGGAACTTTCAATAGATCATTCGATAAAGCATTAATATAATCGTATGGAAAACGATTATTAACATCAAGATTAGAAAACTGAGCATCGGCTGTAGACCAACGCAAAGTTTTAACTAAAAAAGGTTTATTAATGATTCTAGAATAATCCATCCGAAGTTCATTAGGAACTGACCTAACGATAGCGGGTGCGTCATAATGATCTTTAGAATGATCCATGTCTCTTATAGTCAAATTAGAGTAAAAACCCTGACTAGCAGAAGAGACACTTTGATCGTTAGTGCTACTACCGCTAGCATGGTTTTGCACTTGGACGTTATCTTTGCCCCCGCTAGTGTCATCCTCTCCCGCAAGAAAGGAATCTGCATGTTGTGGGGTTGGTCCTTGTTTAGGACTAGTGATCATATCACTATTTATGTTGTTGTTGTCATTTTTGTCGGAGATGGTTGTTTGAGGAAATTAGGAAATACCATCATAAATCCTAACACCGAATACAATTCATTAGATTTATTAGTCATCCCTCAACCGGGGTATTCAATAACCGATTGATTAGAAGGTAATACTAATAAAAACTCGTCTTTAAATGGATACTACAAGATATAAAAGAAAAAATCTATCTTATAGTGCCAGTTATGGCAATCAGGAAACTCACTTC